GACTTGGCACAGGTGCGCCAAAAGTACCAACCGAAATTGAATCAAAGCCAAGCGCCGGTAACGGTCAAGGGCAGGAAATCTTATACAACCGCACTCAGTGGCTTATCCATCCAGCAGGCAACGCTTATGTAGGTACAGCGCCGAATGGTGGACCAACCAACGCAGCAACCGCCAATAACCTAGCAGCCGCTGGTTCTTGGCTGCGCGTGTTTCCTGAACGCAACCAGATCAAAATCGCAAGACTGATTACGACCGAATTTTAAGTTTCAGCCCCGCCCCAACTACTTGGCGCGCGGAAGCGTAACGGGTGGAAGGGGCACTTGGCATTTCATTATTTGGAGGGCGTAATCATGGCGCAGATTTATAGCAGGCACGCGAGATACATCGACCAAAATCGGCGGCGGTATGGCCGGGACATGGGCGGCTTTATTTCAGGGGTTCAAACCACGCTCGATGCAACCGGCGCGGCGGCAAACTTTACGGCCAACGCAGCAGCCGAAGTATTCGTGATGACTGTCACAGCAGGCAATGTTGATACAGCAGACAGCACGATAGCGTTTGACGGCGTAACAGTCACAGTAACAAATCCATCGGCAACCCCAACCGCAATCGCGGACGACTTTGCAACGCAATATAACGCAGCAGGGACCGGAACTTGGACTGCTGTTGGCAATGGTGATGGCACTGTCACATTTACAGCAAACGCAAACGAAGATAGAACCGACATCGTCGGCGGTGATTTTGTTTACACTGCCAACACGGCTGACGCCGTTGCGGTAACTTTCAGTGTTGCTTCGCCCACAACCCAGGGCGTCGACCCAGTAATCACCTGGACAACCCACGGCAAAGCCGTTGGCGATGGTCCATTCTTATTGACAACCACAACTACACTCCCGGCGGGACTCAGTTTAGCCACGTACTACTGGATAAGCGCAATCCCAACCGCTAACACCATTTCTTTGTCTACCCGAAAAAATGCTCCCGTCCACGCAATCGTAGGCGACGCTGGCACGGGCACACATACCATCACCAAGGCATCGGATACCGGCGCAATGTTTGAATATTTAAAACAAACAAACGCAGCGGTTTTGGGTGGAGAAACCGACGTAGATAATTTGTAACTAGTAGCAAAAAGGGCTGAATAAATATGGACTTGAAAGAGGCATTAAAAAAAATGAATCCGCTGGACGAAAACCAGTGGAACGCTGATGGCACGGCAAAGATGGTCGCGGTCCGGGCAATTGCAGGCAACAACGCAATCTCGCGTGATGATGTTGCAAAGATCGCGCCAGACTTTTCAAAAGATAACCCGTTTATTAATGAAGAAATCGTGCAGGAAAACACCCAGGCTTTGGCCGAATTAATGGCAGAAACCAAAGACGAACTCGAAGCCGCGAAGGTGCGGCTGCAAGTAGCGCAGGCAGAACACGCTGTGCTAACCAAGAAGCTTGATCACTTCATGGAAGAGGACGCGAAACTAAACCCGGCTCCTTCGGCTTCGGTAACTATCCAGCAATATTTGGCACGGCAGCGCCAAGACTTGGTTGAAAGGGGTGAGCAAAGGAAGCGAATCGCGGCAGCAGGTATCAACCTGGAAGAGTTAGCAAAACTTACCAAATAAATTATGGCTTTTACCGTAGAAGATGAAACCGGCTTAATTAACGCGAACAGCTTTGCTGACGTGGCGTTTGCGGATGCGTATTTCTCAGAACGCGGGGTGAGCGGTTGGAGTGGCACGACTACGGAAAAGCAGCAGGCATTGGTAAAGGCGACCGATTACATTGAAACCCGGTACGCCGGGATGTTTGGCGGCATCATCGAATTTCCAGAAACCCCCCAGGCGCTTTCATTTCCACGGGTGCAGCTTTATGACCAAAACGATCTTGCCGTAACCGGCGTGCCTACAAAGTTGAAACAAGCAACCTGCGAGTATGCGTTGCGGGCAATGTCAGTCACTTTGCTTGCCGATCCAGCGATTGACAAGTCAGGCACAGCAGTAAAAGAACGATCCTCAAAGACCGGACCGCTGGAAGAAAAGGTGGTCTACGCATCGGTTAGCGGTTCCGTATCAATACCCGACTACCCGGCTGCAGACAATCTGCTGCGGTTCTTTTTGCAATCCAGAGATGGGGAAGTAATTCGGTGAGGGATTACACCCGGAACCAACAAGAAGCGTCCGAGGTATTAAAAGAAAACGGCATTCCTATTACGCTTATCAAGTTTGACGATACCCCCGTAGATACCGGAAAGCCGTGGGCGTCAGGCATTGACAATCGGGGGTCGGTCGGCGCGACGACTTGTGTCCATGCTTTGAGGGCGCATCCAGGGTCGGCAGATTTTAAAGTGGGCACGCAGTTTGTCGCCAACGATACGATCAAAACACTTGAGGCTGTTTATATCGCAGAAGTGGGCGAAGACGACAAGGAAGGGCTGCACAAATACCACGTGGTGGAAGACGACGGTGAGCACTTTGGAATTACATTCGTGCGCAGGTTCAAACCCGGCAACGTGACTATCTTGTATTACATCGGGGTTGCCAAATGAGCAACCTGAGCTACGAAGCGGCGCGTGACGAAACATTCACGATGCTGAAAACGGCTTGGGATTCAACAGGTTACACGGTTGTTTGGCCTGATAAGGGCGGCGAGAAGCCGGTCAATCCGGAACCGTGGCTGCAGGTGAAATTGGCGCACAGCTTAGGCACGCAAGAAACACTCGGTAACCACTTGGGGCAAAGATTATGGAAGCGGCGGGGGCGTTTATTTTGTCAGATTGCAACGCCGTCCGGTGATGGCGCGACCGAAGCATATGGACTAGCAAAAACCGTCGGCGATGCTTTTGAAGGGAAGAAAAGCCCGAGCGGCATTTGGTTTGTTCGCACTTCCATAAATGAGCTGGGCAACAGCGGCGATTGGTATCTGATAAACGTGATCACAGATTTCGAATACAACGAACTTAAATAGGGGAAGCAAGCAATGGCACAGGTAGACAAAATTGATAGCAATATCACCGAGGCGCGATATGCAGAAGAGGCTAGCCAGGGTGTTTTACCTGGCACGCCAAACTGGATTCCACTTGAACCCAACAGCTATACGGATTTTGGCGGCACAGTCACCACGATTGCCCGCAATCCAATCAATCCAAGCCGCCAGCGCAAGAAAGGGGTCATAACTGACCTGGATGCAACCGCAGGCCTGGAAACGGACATCACCCAAACAAATATTCAAGATTTGCTGCAGGGCTTCATGTTTGCCGACTTTCGCGCCAAGGGTGAGGAAGCGCCGACAACAACAGCCACAGGTGCAAACGAACTCTACAACGTGGCAGAAACCGCAGGCTTTTACGTGGGTTCGTTGATTATGGGTTCAGGCTTTGACGACGCAGAAAACAACGGTCTGAAGAATGTAATCACAGTAACCGCAGATACATCAGTGGAAGTTACCGAAACACTGGTTGCTGACGCTTCGCCAGCGACGGGCGCAAAAATTGTCGCGGTAGGTTTCTTGTTTACAGCCGGTGATTTGGACGTGGATGCTTCAGGAACGTTACCAAGAATTACCACAACCACGAAAGACCTGACCGAGCTTGGTTTGACGGTTGGCGAGTGGGTTTATATCGGCGGCGATAGTGCGGCGCTGGCTTTCGTTAATGCAGAAAACAACGGATTCAAGCGCGTGCGCAGCATTGCAACAAACGCCATCGAGTTTGACAAATCAACATCGGCAATGGTGACGGAAGCGAGTACAACCGAAACCATTCAGTTATTTATTCCACGCGCATTAAAGAACGAAACGGGTGCAAGTATTGTGCGCCGCACGTATCAGTTCGAACGCTCACTTGGCGCGCCAGATGACGCCTCCCCCGCGCAAATCCAAGGGGAATACGTGGTGGGTGCGGTGGCGAGTCAGTTGACGATGAATATTGCCACAGCCTCAAAACTAATCACCACCATTGATTACATTGGCACAGACCACGAAACCGTAACAGGTGTGACGGGTTTGAAGTCTGGCAACCGGCCTGCGTTAGTGGAAAGCGATGCCTTCAACACGTCGTCCGACTTTTCACGCATTAAGCTATCTGAAGTGGTGGCGGGGGATGAAGCGCCAACCCCGCTGTTTGCATTCGTGACGGACGCAACCATTACCATCGACAATTCGGTAAAAGCCAACAAAGCGGTAGGGGTTTTGGGTTCATGCGGTATGACGGCGGGCACGTTTGTTGTTTCTGGCAGCATGACTGCTTATTTCTCAAACGTCGCAGCCATTCAGGCGGTGCGTGAGAATAAAGACGTCACTTTTGATTTCGCCATTGTTAAGGATAACGCGGGAATGGTCGTAGACATTCCGCTCTTAGCACTAGGTGACGGTAAGGCAAACATCACGCAGGATGAGCCGATTACCATTCCTTTAACTGCGGACGCAGCCACGGCGGCAAAGATCGATGCAAACCTGGACCATACGCTCATGTTTTGCTTCTTCGATTACTTGCCAACGGCGGCTGGTTAAATTGTTTCAAGGGGCTGAAAATTTATGTCGATGTATTCGCAATTTGCGACTGACCAAGGGTTAGAAAAGAACGGGGTCGTATTGGATTATGGCAACTTCCGGGTAACGATTGCAAGAGCGGGGGGAAGTAATAAGAAGTTTTCTCGATTGCTTGAAAGGAAAACCAAACCATACCGGCGGCAGATTCAGAATGACAGCATGGACGACGTGGTTGCGGACCGAATCTTGCGCGAGGTTTATGCCGAGTCAATCATTCAAAATTGGGAAACGTTAGAAGGGGATAAGTGGAAGAAAGGCATCGAAAGCCCTGACGGCAAGATTCTGCCTTTCTGTAATAACAATATTTTTGATACGTTGACCAATTTACCTGAATTGTTTGCAGACATACAAACCCAGGCAAGCAAAGCGGCATTGTTCAAACAAACCACGCAGGAAGACGACGCAAAAAACTCATAGAGGTTCTGCTCTACGCTTATAAGCATGGGCAGAACGAAGCTAACATAGTTAAGCAATGCGCGCGGGAAGGTTTACCACTTCCCAAAAGCATCGCCAACGCGCCAGAGCTTCATTTTGGTTTGCAGTTTTATCTTGATGCGTTTTTCGATTTATCAAGTTGCCGGGATAACGCTTTCGACATTGGCCGGTTGAATTGGTTGATGGTTGACGAATATTGCAAGCGGCTAAAGCTTGACGAAGAAGAGTGCGATGACATGCACTTTTTCATTCGCAAGATGGACGACGCTTACGTCGAGTATCAAAAAGGCAAGCAACCTAGCAAGGTGAAGAAGAAATGAGTCTTGGCGAGTTGGATAAAAAAATGAAACGGCTGGCGCTTTGTATCCAGAAAAACGCCAACCGAAAAGTGGCTGCAATGGCCATTGGCATTATTTCGCAAGAATCCCAGGAAACCCCCGTTGATACCGGACGCGCACGCGCCAACTGGCAGGCTTCCGTGGGGTTTCCTGTTTTCGATTCCATTGAAGCGCAACCTCCCGGCGCGGGTGGTAGCACGGCGGGCGCAAATCAGGCATTCGCCGAAGCCGAAGCAGCGGCACGGATTCGGGACTTCAAACCTTCGGACCAATCCATTTTCATTACGCACAACCTTGACTACATTCTCCCGCTTAATGAGGGGCACTCAGCACAGAACGAACCGGGCTGGATTGAACGCGCAATAAAAGACGGCATCGCCCTATCCAAAAACATCAAGCTAACCGAGTGCAAATAAAATGGTGACAGAAAACGTCCTAATCGAGGTAACCGAGAAAGGCGCAAAGACTGTAAAACGCAACATCGAGGACATTGGCAAGTCTTCAAGCCAAGCCAATAAATCGGTCGATCTGCTCAAAGGCGCGCTCGCTTCATTGGCGGCGGCGCTATCGGTGCGGCAATTGGCCAGCATGGTTGACCAGTTTACCAACTTGCAAAACCGGCTGAAGTTGGTCACCAATGGAACCAACCAGCTAAGGCAAGCAACCGACCAACTGTTGAATATATCCCAGCGCAGCCGCTCAGATTTATCCGGGACGGTTGCTTTATATTCAAGGCTGGCACAGAACGCCAAGCAATTAGGCGTGAACCAAAGCGAGCTGGCGACAATCACCGAAACAGTCAATAAAGCCATGATCGTTTCAGGCGCTTCAGTTAGCGAGGCGGCAGGTGGCTTGCGACAACTGACCCAGGGTTTGGCGTCGGGTACATTGCGCGGCGATGAGCTCAATTCGGTGCTGGAAAACTTACCGCGCGTGGCGCGTTTGATTTCCGATGAACTTGGCGTAACGGTTGGACAGTTGCGGGAAATGGGTGCTGATGGCCTGATTACTTCGCAAAATCTGGTCGATGCCTTCAGGAATGGCGCAAGTGTTATCGACGCCGAGTTTGCCAAAACCTCATCAACGATTGAGCAGGCTTTCGGCAGCTTAACCGACGGTCTGGTGGTTTCCGTGGGGCGAATGAATGAGGCATCTGGGGCATCGCAGTTGCTGGTTGGGCTTCTCGACTTTCTGACTGAGAATGTGGATACCTTAGCACGGGCGGCCATTGCCGCAGGCATCGCGCTTTCCGTGAGTTTCGCAGCCAAGGGCGTGCTGGTGGCAGTCTCAGCAGTCAAAGCGCTGACCGTTGCCATTGCCGCAAACCCGATAGGCGCAATCGCTGTCACGGCGCTTGCTGCGGTATCTGCGCTAGTTGCTTTCAGCGATACGATCACCATCGGGACAGGCAGTCTTGCCACGTTGGCAGATGTTGGAAAGGCAGCCTTCGAAGTGATCGGTCCAGCGGTTACGTCGGCGTTGTCCACAATCCAGGCATTTTTCCCGGCAGTTAGCCGGTCGATTCAGGCGATTGTTGGCGATGCAGGTATCAGCATTTCTGGACTGCTTAAATTGTCCGCTTCAGCAGTTGACACGATGGTTGGCTTGTTTAAAGGATTGGCTGACGCAATCCCAATCGCTTTCCGTAACTTGCCGCGCTCTCTTGAGTTGGTTTTTGTTAATAGTTTCAACAAGATACTGGAACTAAGCGCAGATGTAACCAACAAAATCATCGCTAACATTAACAAGATAGCCGGGGCGGTTGGCCTGCCTTTAATCAATCAAGTAAAGGCGCTGCGAATTCCATTATCAACCGAGGCGCAGGCAATCGGCAAAGCCATTGATGAAGCAATCAAAAAAGGCATCGACTCCCAATCAAGCGCCACGGAAGCCATCGAGGGTATTCTGGCAAGGGCAAACGAAATTGCCGCGTCGCGTCAATTCGCCGAGCTTAACGAAAACCTGCAAGAAACCGAAAGCAACGTCGACAAACTAACCGACGCAACCGGCGACCTGAAAGACAAGGGCGCTGAATTTGTGGCGAAACTCCAAGAAGAGTTGGATGCCATTGGCAAAACGAATGCTGAGCTGCAGAAAATGGAAGCCGCGAAGCTTGGCGTGAGCAAACAAGCCGATGTGCTCATTGATGCAATCGAAGCGCAAACCATCGCCCAAAAGCTTTTCGATGACGAGCTAAAGCGCGGCGCAGATATAACCAGCGCAACCAGCACAGCGGCAGAGCAATACGCGGTCGCGCTTGAGGAATTGGACCGGCTCTACGCAAAAAACATCATCAGCGCGGAAACTTATGACCGGGCACTGGTTAAGCTTGACGAAGATTTTGATAAATTAAGCAAAACGAGTAAAAGTGCCTTCGGCGATACTGAACAATTCGGCATCCAGGCGGCACGCAACTTGCAAACGAATTTCGCCAACTTTCTTTTCGATCCGTTTGATGATGGTTTGGAGGGGATGTTCAAAGGGTTCGTGGATATTTTGCGCAGAATGGCAGCGGAAATAGTTTCATCCAAAATTTTGCAAACGCTGTTCAATTCGTTCAGCGGTTCAGGGACAAGCGGAAGTTCAGCCAGTAGTTTTGGTGGTTTTTTCTCAAGCTTGACCGGCGGGTCGGCGGGGTCAACTTTTGGCAACAACGGCGGCGCAGGGACCGCGTTTATTGGTGGACCCGGCACAGCTATTGGTGGCACAGGCACATCAGTTGGCACGGCTGGTTTCAGCGCATCACAGGGATTAGGGGTATTGGCGGCGGGGGCTTTGGGAGTCGGGATCGGTTCATCCATCGCAGGCGATAGCAAGGTTTTTGGGGTGAATGGGTCGGTTGTTTCAGGCGTTACAGCAGGAATCGGCGCGGGTATTGGTGCTTACTTTGGCGGGCCAGCAGGTGCGCAAATTGGCGCGGGGGTTGGTGGCGCGATTGGCGGTGCTATAACCAAGCTATTTGGGCGGGAACCATTCAAGCAGCGAGAAAGCACGCTGGAGTTGAATGTTTCAGGGGATGACATTGCCGGGGCGCTGATCACGCGCTTCCTGTCAAAAGGCGGTTTTTTCCGTGGAGACAAAACCGACAACGTGATCAATGACCTGGGCACGGGTAACTTATTGAACGCATTCAACGGATTCCGAGAAAGCGGCATTGATAAGTCTTTGTTTGAATTTGCCGAGCAAGCCGGGGAGACTGCGCAAGTCATCGGTATTCTGGCGAATACCCAAATGGCTCGGTTTGCCGCAGTTTTGCGTGATACCGCGACTCTTTTCGGCGTATCGTCAGCGGGTTTGGATACCTTCTCCACCACGTTGAAACTGGTCGGCGAAAAAGGCAAGGCGCTTGGGGAATCTGAAATAAATCAGCTTTTCGCGGACCTTGCTGACCAAATGACCAGAGCAGTTGCCCCCGCCATTGGAACCTTGAGCAAAACCGGCGAAAGTGCCTTCGAAACGGTGCTGCGGCTGGGTGATCAGTTTGTCGCACTAACCAGGGCGTCGAACGTGCTTGGCTTGTCACTGGAGGCAGCGGAAGCGCACGTCTTATCAATGAGTTTGGCGCAGCAGACCGCCCTTGTCGATGCATTCGGCGGTTCGGAAGCCGTGCTGGAAAAAACCAGCTTTTATGCGGAAAACTTCCTAACCGACGCAGAAAAACTC